CACATATACTCAATAGCCAGTTCATCTTCCTCAACACCAACTATTCTTGGATCAACACTAATCTCCTGTTTCGGATCGAATGCAATCTTCTGCGCAGATGAGCGAGAAACTGTTACAGCATTGTTGTGATAGGGTTCATTCCTCACTATCATAGGCCGATCAACAGAAACGTCAACTCTAGGAACAGACCATCCAAACAGAGCAGAAAACCTAGCAAGTCCTGAAAAGATCATTCCGGAAGCTTGAGCCCAGGGACGAAACATTGGAACTGTAGCGACTGCATTCGAAACTGTGGCCAAAGAAGACATAGTCTTCTCAATTGGACCAGTCTTCATCTCGGATCGCGACTCTGTTGCGATCACAGTTTGTGATGCAGTTAGAGCGGCAAGAGAAACATTCACGAAACGAGCATAGACGTACACAGTTGCCGACGTTGCAGCGGCGGAGTTGGAAGCAGCCAACGGATTCAAAGAGTAGACAAAAAGTGTCCCCATAGTTGAGAGATCTGGAACGGCAGTTCCTGATCCCAAAGCTGTTGCAGAATTCTGGACGTACAATCTACAGAATGGCTGATAGTTGATAAAAGGGAGAACATACTTCAAAGGTTTGTTTTCTCTAAAATCAACGACCTTGCAACCTCTCGTTTGGGAAAGATATTGCAGTTTCTGGAACCTGTAGGCAGCTGGTGCACTCATGATCTGCGATGCATACTCGTTGGACTCTATCTTGGGAATATAGGCCACCATCAATCTCGCATAATGAAATGGAGAGGCAGCTGTCTCGATAGTGACCTCAATATCAGCCCTCATCAAAGAATAATTCCTAAATTTGGACCTTACCGAAGGATCAAGAGACAAAAGTTCCCAAACATCCAAAGCCTGAGTTACATCTGAACCAAGGGCAACAGACAATGTTGCAATCCGAATAGGTCTCTCGAAGAAATCACTTGGTTGAAGCGAAGTCGGGCGAGAGAAATCAATGGGATTTCCAAGCATTTCTGCATCTGGAACAGATCCTCCTACGTCGATAACATTTTCATGTTTCTCTTCAACATCTCCGCTTATAGGTCCTTTTGACATCACAACCTCAGATTGAGTTCGAATTTTTGCAGATTCTCTCTCTCTCTCAGATTCTTTGAACTGTTCCAAAGCAGCAGTGATCTCTTGAACACGAGACACATTTGGAAAGTGCTTCCTGGCGGCTTGTCGAACTCTGGGAAAATTGTTGAATTCATAGGATTGTCTCACAAAAAAGTAAGACCTTCCCTCAAATTCATTCTTTTCAACTTTCAACTCGTCAAGTTCCACAGTGAGATCAACAACTGTCTTTCGAACAACTTCACTCTCTGTGACAATAGTAAACTTGTCAACAAGAGACGCCCAAACAGGAAACCTCTCAGCAGCCTTTTCTCCCAAGTTCCACCTAGTTTCACAGTGTTGAATTAACCACCCACGCATAATATCGTAGCGTTTCTCATCAACATGAAAAAAGGTCTCTCTAAGAGCACTATCAAAAGTGTCGATTGTCTGGTCCTGAAGAGAACTAACCTTCGAGGGCGAATACCAAGTCAACATTTTGTAGATGGAATTGACATCAAGTGCGGCAACCTTGTGAGACAGGACAGCGTGATCAATCCACTTGCGTTTCAAGAAGGACGCCTTGTCAGGTTTGACAAAAGGAGTCAAAACAGCCTCTTTACTTGCACTAGTGAACTCCATCTTGTACTTCTCCTCAACAAACTTAGAGTATGTCAAATTGTTGTACTTGTCCGACACAGAGGGAAGAACTGCTGCCAGCATGTCATCTCCATACAAAAGAGGCATGACATGATCAAAGAAATTCTTGTCCTCGAGATCTGGGTTTGAGTACCACGCATACATCATCATGATGAGTCCTCGAAGTGAGTTGTCTTCGGCAGTAGCATACTTTCCTGAAGGTTGAAGGGCTGGAACGGTATAGATATCACCATTCATCTCAACGACGGGATGCAACGATTCAGACAAAAGTCCATTCACTGCACTCATTGCTGCTTCATTGTAACCAAGTGAAGACAAAACGTTTCTGACAACCGTGCAAGCACCTTGTCCGATTTCAAAAGGCATCTGCAAATCAAAGCCTCCATAGTCACCCTCCATCCACAGATCAGAAAAATTCTTCAAAGCGTTGTACAAGACGTGTCCTTCAGAATGCATATCTGTCCCAAGCGCGGCACCAAAAATGGCACTGTGCTGCACCATAAGGGTGTAGAAGGGAGCGAAAAACATTCTCTGGAGAATAACCAAAGGAAGTGGGGATACGTAGAAAACTCTCGTCTTCCCGGCATAACACTTGGAAATCTCCCTAGGTTCATCCTTAAGAGCAGCTGTGTAAACAAAACCAACCTTTTCTCCTCGGGTATAGGACTCAATAACATCACAAAGCAGTTGTTCCAGTTCAGGCGTCATGACTCGAGTGAAATCGTCAACAAGTGGTAAATGATCACCCTTGATTCCATCAAGTCCAAACCCGGCAGAAGTACTTGCAGAAATCCTTCGTAGGTACTGGTCCTCTTTCATTCCATTGATAGCAAATTCTGCAGTCAGAGGGTTAAGAGAATCAATACCAACTTTCTTGAGCTCAACAAGAACATGTTCTGTCAAAATCGAGACAACTCTTTTGAGAACAGAAGAGTTCAGACTACACTTGGGCTTGTTTGATTTTACCAGAGCTTGACTGTATGGATCCAGATATACTCCATTGATCATCTTTGGAGACATCATGGGACGTCCAAAAGAAACGGTCATATACTCTAGGAAAACACAAAACATGATTTCAACAAAGTCCTTTTGCTTAGACAATTCTGAGACAACTAGTCCAGACTTCTGATTCAAGCAAGCTCGAATAGATGGGCATTTTCCTAAGAATCTGAGATTCTCAAAAGTGTTGTAGCAAAAAGGAGACTTGGCGTTTGGCTGTGTGAGTGCCATCTCGGTATCAATCTCATCTGTAACAATGGAACTATGATAAGTTTCACTCAGAGATTGACAAAGAATTGGGGTTTCACTCACAATAGCACAAATCTTAGTCTTGTCAAGCACTGAGGCGTAACCAGTCTTTCCATCTCCTGCACTGTGAATACCACACCAAGCACTGCCAGAATCTTTTCTGAACAAAACAGGAAGACCACAAGATCCCTTAGTTGTATCTCCTTTAGGATAGGAAATGTGACTCTTGATCTTGATTCTTGATCCATCAATGTGCTCAGCGACAATAGACTTGTCACTAAAAGATCCAATGCTCAGTTGTCCTGCGACCAAAACTTCACCATGCTTGCCAAAAGGCTGAACACCGATATGGTCCCTAACATCACAAAACGTGATCTGTGGAATCCTAAAAATAACAGTGTCATCTCCAACTGGGGTTATGTCAGACTTCGAAAGAGTAATATTAACAGACTCAATCAACTTTTGACCACTAGAGGCTTTCCAGACGGTGACTTCAAAACTGTCTCCAGAACTGAAATAGTGACCTGACGTTATAGCGTAGTCCTTGCAAACTCCTGTGAGAAAGCCATTGTGCTCAAATCCATTCACACTGACGACCATGAACCTAACATTCCTGCCAATCTTTTTCAATCTCAGTGGGAGATCCAGTACAAGACGACTTGGTCGGTTTGGTGTCCCAAAACCCAAAGTTCTCAAGGATCTTTGCAGCATTTCTGCGAGTGACTGAGGGGCCACAACCAGATTTCTGTTCAACAACATCAATCCCTGATTCGGTAGGAACCTTGGTGCTTTTCCACATGGAAGCTAGCTTAAAAAGTCCAGCTGCCGAAGCGGCTACAATG